CGTCCTCGTCGTGGTAGATCCCGCGGTGAATGAGATCTTCGACGACGATGGCCGGCAGCGTTGCGACGACCTTGTCGTCGCCGTGGCGCATGAGCTCGCGATCGCGCGCCACGCCGGCGAGGATCTGCTCGAGGTCCTGCTCGGTGTGCACGACAAAGCGGTCCGGGCTCTCATCATCGGCGATGAGCGTCCGGCGAACGCCATAGGCGTCCTGATAGACGCGCTTACGTTCAGCCATGGGGGCGCACCCCCAGGCCAAGCGCGATTTGCTCCATCAGCCTCTCAAGCCGCGCGAGCATGTCCTTGAGCTCGCGCAGCCCCGTGAGGATGTCACGCGCCCGAAGATCGGCCGCGATGTCCGCGTCGTCGCTCACTGCTTGATCCCGTTAAACAACACATGGGCCAAGGGATTTCTCATTTCGACGCCCCACTCGACCACGATCATGCGCGTCTCGGCGTCGCCGACGCGGGCCATCAGGTACTGACGGAACGCGCGGAAAAAGCTGACCGCGGCATAGTCGGGGTCGATCAGGAGGGCGACGTCGGTCGGCACCCAGCGCGACGGCGCGACCTTGATCCGGCCGAAGTCGGTCGCAATGACGTCGATCGTCGAAACCACTTCGGTTTTGCCGACCAGGACCTGGGTGGTCGAGCGGCCGACGAAAGTAGAGATAGTTCGCTTGGGCCCCGGGGGCACGATCCATAATGTAGGGCTCGCCCCGTTGGTATATGCGGCCTGCATTGCCGCCCCGAGCATGTCCTCGCTGACCTGGATCTGTGAGCCAACTGCAGGCGCTGCGAAGGTGTCGGTCGACAATACCGGCAGACCGGTGACGACGCCGGCGACGGCGGCGGCGGGAGTGCCGTGCTTATCGACCGCGCGCGCGACCCAGTGCGAGAACGCTTCCGTCATGCGGGCGACCGGCGTGGTCGCGTCGTTGCCGTCGTTGCGCGCCTGGCGCGAGCACAGGATCGTCTCCATGTCCGACTTCAAGACCTTGGAGGCGAGCGCCATCTGGTGCGCCATCTCCGAGCCTTTGCCCGCGGCGTCGGCTTCTTCTTGGGTGCCAGAAACGGTCGCGTCTCTTTCCGAGATCTGCGTCACATTGTTGAGGCGGATGGTCGGCTGGGCCGGCTGATTGACCAGCTGGAAGCCTTCGACCTGAGCATTGTTCGGATTGACGATCGGTAGAAACTCAGTCTGCCAGTCGAAAATCCGGTTTTTTACGTTGCGCCGCCGAACAGCCGACATGACCGGCGTGTCGAACGGGTCGATATTATAGATCGCGTTGGATAGATCTTCGCGGTTAGCCGTCGCCTGATAGGTGGTGAAGGCGTTTGTGACCTTGGCCATAGTATCCTCGCAGAGTGTTCATTTGATGAGCCTTTGAAAAAGGGCAGCTGCGTCATCGAGCTTGCCCGTTTTCGCCAATTTCGATTGGAGGTCATCAATGCCTCTGCGGGCCGCGCTACCCATAGGTCTTGCGGCTCCGGGGGCTAAGGTGCGTCCTTTGTCTGGCATGACTGGTCTGGGCTTGTTAGCCGTCATGCGTCTATACTTGCTGGCGTCGTGCAGTACGGCCAGCATCCGCGGGTCATAGACGGTCGCCAACTCCTGCTCGCCGAAGCCGTATTCCTGGCCAGCGCGACGCATGGCCGTGACTTCGTTGTTCAGGGTCGCTTGGTCGGTGATCCGAGCGTTTCGCTTAAACTGCTCCCATCCGTTGTTTGCGTATTCCGCCGTTCGGCGGGCGTTCTCCTCAGCGCGTTGCTGTTCCATTTGCATCCGGCGCTGGCGGATGCCGACGAGCGTGTTGACTGCGGCCTCGTAGTTTTTCCGCGTCTGCCACGCCTGTTGCGGGTCCCTCGAGTGGAACTCGTCCCAATTGGGCTCCTTGGGCAGGAGCGCCTGATATTCTTCTTCGTGGTTTTGCAGTTGCTGGATCAGGTTGTCGCGCAGCTGCACGGCCTGGGCGTATTGCGACTGAATGACCTGAACGGCCTCGCCGACCTGGTGCACGCGCTTCGAGTAGGTTTCGCCGTCGATATAGCCCCGCACGACCTCGTCGAGGGTGACGTTGACCGGCTCGCCGTCGACCAGGACCTCGATTTTCTCGACTGGTTTGCCGTCTAGCGAGACTTCCCACTTCGCGCCGTCGGCGTCCGGCTCGGATGTCCCTTCGGGATCCCCTTCATCGCCGACGGCCTTGGGCTTGCCGTCTTGCCCTTGAGCGTCTTGACCTGCGGGCTCTTGCTCACCGATCCTTTCCGGCTCTGCATCGGCTCGGCGGTGTTTGTCGTCGGCGGGGGCATTCCTGGCGCGCGCGGCGTTGTCCGATACGCGCTGGAGCTCGTCGACATCCCCTTCCTCAGCCCGGCCATCGGCTACTCTCCTCTCAGCTGCGGCGAGGCGCGCATCTTCACCGCCGTCGCGCGTGTCGCCGGTTAACGGGTCGCCCTCGACGCGGCGTTCTTCGAACATCGTTTCGGGGCGGGCGGAGGATGCGAAGCGGCCGCCATCGTCGCGGGGCCTGGCCTGCGGATTGATCTCGGTGTGAAAGGCCTGCGCGGCCCCGTCGAGGCCTTCAGCCATGTTTCTGCTGCCTGGCTTGAGCCATCCGGTAGTCGTTAATCAGGATCTGCAGCTCGGTCGGGATCGCCTCGAGCGCCTTGATCATCGCCTTGCGCTCGAGCACGGTTTCCACCGGTTCGGAGGCGAGGAACTCGTCGAACCAGCGCTTGCGCAGATCGAGGATGGCCTGGTTGAACGCCTTGTTGCCGAGGAGCTCCTCGGCCGCCTGGGCGAATTCCTTTTTCGTCGACAGGTCGTTCATGACGAGCCGTCGCTATCTGGCTGGCTCTGGGCTTGCTGGGCGGTTTGGGCCTGCAATTGCGCCGCCTCGCGCTGCTGATCGATCTTGGCCTGATCGGTCGCGGCGCCGAGATGAGCGGTGTAGAGGCTGACGCCGGCGTCGAGATGAGCCTGGTGGACGTCGGACATGATTTTCGCCGCTTCGATCGGATCGACCGCGGTCGGGCCCGAGGGCCCCGCGCCGACGAACACCTTGGCCCGCTCGATATCGAGCTTCTGCTGGTCGTAATCAGCCTTCTGCTTGAGCTGCGCCTGGCGATAGGCGTCGTCCTGCTGTTGCTTTTGCTGCCTCAGCTGCTGTTCGCCGATCGCTTGGCTCGCTTGCTGCTTGACCTTCTCGAATTGCGCCTTGGCGGCGACCGCCATCGGCTCGGGCTCTTTCGGGGTCGAGGCGATCTGCTGCAGGGTCTGCGGGTCGGGGGTTTTGAAATATCTGCCGACATTTTTGATGTTGGCGATATCGAGCATGTCGGAAATGGTGTTCAAATATTCCTGGATGCCGCAGACCGGATTGGTGACCCCGAATTGCTGCATGATCATCTGCTGGTCGGCTTTGATCTGCTGCAGCGTCATCATCCGAACGGTGTCCGACCCTTTGCCCAAGGTCGAATTGACTTCGACGCCCATCGAGGCGTCGAAAGTGCCGGTGTCGATGTCGGTCCATTTGCCGTTGAGGCGCAGCGTCCGGCGCTGATTGGGGGCCTCGGCGATCTCGTTATAAAGTCCGGTAAAGAGATCCTTGAAACCGGTCTCGGCCAGGCAGCGGGCGACCAGTTCGGTCCGCTCCTGGGCGCCGTTGATGATCGCTTCGACCCCGATATGGGTCGACGACTGCAGCGCCTTGGGATCGAGGCCCTTGGCCGCGTCTGACAAGCCGGTGCGGCGCTGGAAAATATCGTTGATGAGCTCGATTACCGGCATCGCCTGCTGGCCGGCGAACGGGGTTTGGGAGAACGCAACGGCGGCGCGCGGGTCGCCTCGGGTTCTGATCACGGCGCCGAGATCGTCGTTCAGGGCGTCGTCGATGTTGGTGGTCAGTTCGTTGACCACGGTTTTCGGATTGATGCTCTCGGCTAAACTGTCCAACACGCCGCGCATCATGTTGGTCTTGATGCGCTGGATATCGGTCACATAATCGGCGATCGAGTCGCCGACGATCGTGTGGCTTATCGGGTCGACGCCGAACACGGCGAACTTGACCCGGTTGGCCTCGACGTCGTGGACGATCTCGTTGATCTCACCCATCGTGCAGATGTAGCGGAGCTCAGGGACGCCATCGCCGTCCTTGTCGATCTTGATGTACCACTCGCCGTAGAGAACGCCGTCGCCGACCCGGGTCGAGTTGTATCGGCCGGGGTTTCTAAGCTGGCTCTCCATGGTGAAGTTCTGGATGTCCTGGCTCTGCAGGAAATCCATGCACTGTTCGCGCTCGTAGCCCATGGCGACCAGCTCATCGATCGCCACCACGCGCTGGTGGCCGACGATGCGCGAAGTGGCGAAAC